CTCCCTTAGCACCTTTCTTCAAAAGGCTGAGTAACGAGTCGTGCTTAGGATTGCATGTTGCAACTGGAAGATCTATCAGAGCCCGAAGTATGTATTCGAACTCGTCATCGAAAGGTGGCGATGCTTGTCTCTCAAATAACTGAAGATCAGAAATGAATTCTACCGTAGCGGTAACAGTGACATCGAGGGTTGTGTCCGCGTTGTCGAAAGTACCGGCCACCAGAAGGTCCGTAGTTACCTCCGGTGACTCATCCACACGATGAAACTCGAATTCCTGGAAATCCATTGGAAGACGCCATACATAAGCACCTTTAATCAACCAGTCTTTGTGGAACATTCCAGCCGGTAACCTTGTAAGAGAGTCATACATGGAGGTTCCCTTAGGTATCCAATTACTAGGTACTCGAGCACCTGCAATGACACCCCCATTCTCTAAAAAGTTACCACGATACGATACGAGGATAGACAAAGCCGTGATACGGAACATGTTAACTGCATTCTCATGGCCAATCCACCGGTCTGCCACCAATGGTTCGAGAAATTCGTCAACATCGATTGCCGTAGCACCCGAATCATAAAAATAAGCAGAACACCTGCCAGTACCTTTACTATCATAACCCTTCCCAAGGCTGGTGGCCCCGGCTACCGCAACTGACTCAATAGCAGTGCCACTCCCAAAAGACGCAGTGTCGAATGAGAATGTGTAGCTCTCTCCTGGATAAAGGGCTATATTAGAAGTACTCGTAGTACCGGCAATTTCTTTAACTCCAACGTAAATACGCTGGTACCCCTTCTCAAGGTTAGTAACTTCCACATCCAATGTCGTAGAAGCAGTCGTAAGATATAGTTGTGCCATATTATCGGCCCAACCGGCAGTGTTATTTTTAATCATTTGCTTTCCCAAATTATCACCACCAGCACTTGCATCACCATCGAAGAGCGTAACGAAGGCCCCGCCTTGCGCACACTCCCATTGAGCACTCAAACCAGTAATAGAAAGCGTCGAAGAACCACCAGACACAGCGAAGAAATTCTTAATGTCCGGTTTAACTCTCATACTGAATTCCTCATTGGCAGCCGTAGACGTGACTGCATAAGTTCTTTTGAGTGTAGTGACCGAGGTCGGCGTGGGTGAAAAAGAGGGCAGTCGCACAGGTAATTGTGCTTCTGGTCCAACCATTTGCTGCACATATTTAGAAGCGTCATGGTTGTGTTTGTATCCTCCTCGTTCCTGCCTCAAGTCCTTAATTTGTTTTCGCATATTGTTGACTTGAGCCTGCAAATCGGCGTTTACGCCAGACTTTCCTACATTTTTAGTCTTAATTTGTTTGACCATTGTCGGATCGGGATTAATCCCATAAATTGAGACCTCTCCAATCCGCACAATGGTGTTAACAGTCAATACCGAAAGCGTCAAAAGATGGCGGTAATACAACAACATCACCGGGCTTTGGTATTTCGAGACTGGCAACTGTAAGTCTCATAGCTGTCAACTGGTCTAAATTAAGACCATACCTCTGACAAATAATAGTAGAGGATGCAGGATGTTCCTCGGAGCAGGTTCCACTACTCATCTTATGCGCCATAGACTTAGCATAGGATGGTAGGAGTCTCGCCTGGAATGTATCTGTCTGTCGCAATATATTTTTGAATAAGTCGTTGAGTATGGGGATATGATTACAATCAACTAACATCCCAATAGCGAGGCCACGAAGGTGTTCCATTCTCCTCTTGTAACTGATATCGCCTTGTACCCAAAATGTTTTTGCCAAAATTCTTCCAATGCGGGGTCCAGGGTGCACAAAGTACTTGCCACCACGCAAAGCAGGCCAAAAATTCTTTTGAAGGTACTCAAAGTCTAGCGATAAGCCATTGTATTCGATTAAATGTACTTTTGCCGGAAAGCCAATGGACGCAAATGTGTCCACTATAATAGCATTCATTTCTTCGAGAGTATTTGCTTCCAGCGCTCGTTTGCACGCAGTAACCGTAGGTACCATATTAGTCACAGTATTACCATTTTTGGTAAAAGGGAATCCAGAAGTCCGATTCCATGAGAAACGTAGAAAAGGAACTTTCTGCATTTTATATCTCATTACTCTGTGTCCTTCAAC